TGGCGTTTCGGTAATATTTTAAGTAGTACCAAGGGGGTGGTACCGCGGACCGGTAACTTAAACGTTGGTAACCCACAAAAGTATTCCCGGCCCCCTTACTTTACAATCATTTAGGAAAACTTTACAATGGCAGCTAAACCTGGCTTATACGCAAACATCCAAAAAAAGAGGGAGCGTATCGCAGCGGGCTCTGGAGAAAAAATGAGAAAACCCGGCACCAAGGGTGCTCCTACTGCAGATGCGTTTGTACAATCCGCTAAGACCGCTAAACCCCCAAAGAAAAAATAATGGCAACTAAGAAAAATGGTCCGTCGCTTGCAATTGGTCGTGGTGAAAAGTTGCCTACATCTAAGGGCGCTGGGCTTACCGCCAAGGGCCGTGCTAAGTATAATGCGGCTACTGGCTCGCATTTAAAAGCACCACAGCCAGAAGGCGGTGCACGTAAAGATTCATTTTGCGCCCGTATGTCAGGCGTTAAAGGCCCAATGAAAGACGAGAATGGCAAACCAACTCGTAAGGCGGCTGCTTTAAAACGATGGAAGTGTTAATGACAACAAAATCAAAATATTTACCGAAGATGTGCGACACAGTTATAGAACTGGGTAAGACAGGTGCATCTCAAAAAATTATGTTTTCGGCGTTGGGAATTTCAAAAAGCACTGCTGAAAACTGGAAGAAAAACAAACCCGAATTTGCTGAAGCTATGGATCGTGCCGTAGTGGAAAGCCAAGCATGGTGGGAGCGTGAAGCTTTAGCCAACCTCAATAATCGCACATACAACACCCGCTTGTTTGAAATTGCCACTCGTGCTCAGTTCCCACAGGACTACAAAGAGCGCATGGAAATTAAACAAGATATCAAACAAGAAGTTCAAATTGATTTTGCTGGTGAAGTTTCTAGTCTAATCAAACAGTTACGAGAAACCAAACTGTAACCTTTAAGTTATTTTGTATTGTGAAAAGGCTAAGTGTAAAAAACTTAGCCTTTTTTGCATAAGTAGTATGATACAATACTAGAAAATCACTAAAAAGGAAAACCAGTCATGTCAGTAAACACACACGCAGTTCTATCAGCATCGTCATCACACCGTTGGTTATCATGCACACCCTCTGCTCGACTCGAGCAAACTCTACCAGAACAAAAACGCCCAGCTGGATCATTTGATTTTTCAGCCGAGGGAACTCTTGCTCATGATTTGGGTGAAATTAAATTAAAGTTACACTATAACCAAATTACGAAAGAAGAATATGAAACGCGTTACACAGAAGTCAAGAAGAATTTCTATTACAACGAAGAAGTCGAAAACTACACCGACCTCTACAGCTTGTTTGTCAGAAGCCAAATTGGTGAAAACGATAAAGCATTATTTGAACAGCGCGTTGACTTCTCTGACTGGGTTCCTGAAGGGTTTGGCACAGCCGATGTGGTTATACTTTCTAAGCACTCCATTCACATCATCGACCTTAAGTATGGAAAAGGAATACCCGTCGACGCAAAAGACAACAGTCAGCTTCGACTCTACGCCATCGGAACCTACTCAAAGTTCAAAGAAGAGTACCCCGAAATCAAACAAATCAAGTACACAATCTACCAACCGCGCATCGACAACATCAGTAGCGACCAAACCACAGTCGAAAAAATCCTCGATTGGAGTAATTACTTCGTCAAACAAAAAGCCAAAAGAGCGTGGGCTGGTTCGGGCGACTTCGTCCCAGGTGATCACTGCCAGTTCTGCAAAGCCAAAGCGCAGTGCCGCGCCCGCTCGGACTTCAACAACGAAATAGCTGCATTAGATTTTCGCCCAGCACCATTGCTAACAGATGAAGAATTTGATATGGTGTTATCTCGTGTTAGCGATTTAAAAACTTGGGCAAGCGATGTGGAGGAATTTGCAAACCAACGAGCAATTAACGAAAACATCATTCCTCGTGGCTACAAGTTGTATACTCCAAAGGGCAATCGCAGAATAATTGATCCAGATTTAGCTGTTGTAATTTTGGAAGAAAAAGGTTTTAATAAAGCAGATTTATTTGAAACTAAATTAAAATCTGTGGCACAATTAGAAAAGCTTGGACAAAAAGGTCAAGTTGCGGCAACATTAGGTGGCTTGATCTTGCGTCCAGATGGTACACCAAGGTTGGTTAAGGATGAAACATTGAAGGAGGATTTTGCATGAGTACCCCTTTAATACTTATATCAACTCTAATATACTTAGGTGTAGCAATAGATCAGTTTTTTAAAGGTAGTATAGGACCAGCAGTAATGTTTTTAGGGTATACTATTGGAAACATTGGTATACTCTTTACAGTACGGTAAAGATTAGAGCCGTTTAAATCTAATCATAAAACAGTAAAAAAGGAAATCACAAAATGGCAACAAAGAACCCTCGTGTAGTAACAGGTAAAGCGCGTTTATCTTATGTATATGCGTTCCAGCCACAAGTAAAAGAAGATGGCACTATTGGTAAGTATGGTGTATCTATTCTTATTCCAAAAACAGACAAGGAAACTATCGCTAAAATCAATAAGGCGTTTGAAGAGGCTAAAGCCAATTCAGCGGCTTATTTTGGAGGCACTGTTCCCAAATTGCTTAAAGGCGGTTTGCGTGATGGTGACTTAGAAAAAGAAGAAGAATATTATGCTGGTCATATGTTCATCAACGCCAATACATCTAAGCGTCCTGGTGTAGTTGACGCTGACATGAATCCAATTTTGGATCCAGAAGAGTTGTATTCAGGTTGCTATGGTCGTGTAGCATTTGAATTCTTCCCATATAACGTTGAAGGTGCTAAAGGTATTGCTGCTGGTTTGGGCAATATTCAAAAGCTTGAAGATGGTGAGCGTTTAGGTGGTGGTGGTGTTTCAGCAGCAGTAGATTTTGCAGTTTAAGTTGTTCCTTGTGTAGTACGTTTGCCCCGTCGAAGTTTGGCGGGGCATTTTTTCCTTAACCATTAATAATAAATATAAAAATGAATCAATATCAGGAATATATCTCCGCCAGCCGTTACAGCAAATTTTTAGATAAAGAAAAACGTCGTGAAAATTGGCCAGAAACAGTTCAACGCTACGTTGATTTTGTGTTTGAAAAGACGACCGCAATTACAAACAATCTTGAATTAAAAAACGAACTATACGAAGCTATTAAAAACATGGAGTTAGTACCGTCCATGCGAGCCATTATGACAGCCGGTAAAGCTGCAGATAGAGATAATACAGCAATGTACAACTGCTCTTATCTTCCAGTAGATGATCCAAAGTCTTTTGATGAAACAATGTATATTTTATTATGTGGAACAGGGGTAGGATTTAGTGTTGAAAATAAATACATCAGTCAGCTTCCAGAAGTACCAGACAATCTTTTCAATTCGGATCATGTCATTTCAGTTCACGATTCAAAAGAAGGTTGGGCAAAAGCATTACGTCTACTCCTCGCCCATCTCTGGGCCGGAGAAATTCCAAAGTGGGACATTAGCAAAGTCAGACCTGCAGGAGCCAGACTTAAAGTATTCGGCGGGCGAGCTTCTGGGCCGAAACCATTAGTAGAACTATTTGAGTTTACTGTTGCAATGTTTAAACACGCAAAGGGTCGTCGCTTGCACTCATTAGAGTGCCACGACTTAATGTGTAAAATTGGTGAGGTAGTTGTAGTGGGTGGCGTGCGCCGCTCTGCAATGATCTCATTGTCAGATTTAGATGATGAAAGGATTCGACATGCAAAATCTGGACCATGGTGGGACACAGCGCCACACAGAGCGCTTGCCAATAACTCAGCAGTCTATAGCACAACTCCTACAGTCGGAAAGTTTATGGAAGAATGGCTTAGCCTTTACAATTCTCATTCCGGTGAGCGTGGGATATTTAATCGTGAAGCTGCGCGTAAGACGGTGGAGAAATACGGGCACCGTGATCCTAACTTTGAATGGGGAACAAATCCGTGCAGTGAAATCATACTTAGACCATACCAATTTTGTAACCTCTCTGAAGTGGTGGTAAGACATGATGACACAAGAGAAACTTTGTTGCGTAAGGTGCGCCTCGCCTCTATCCTCGGGACAATACAAGCAACCTTTACCAAGTTCCCCTATCTGCGCAAGGTGTGGCAGAGAAATACTGAAGACGAGCGGTTACTGGGTGTTTCCCTCACCGGAATCTATGACAACCCCCTTTTGGTTACGCAAGGAGAACAGCTAAATGAATTGCTTGCCGAACTTAGAGAAGAGGCTAGAAGAGCAAACGAAGAATTTGCTGCAGTGCTTGGAATACCTAAGAGTGCTGCAATTACTTGCGTTAAACCATCAGGCACCGTCAGCCAGCTCGTTGATAGTGCATCTGGAATCCACCCTCGACATTCTGCATTCTACATCCGCAGAGTTAGAGGAGATTCGAAAGACCCTCTCACCCAGTTCTTAATTTCACAAGGTATTCCAAATGAAACGTGCGTTTATAAACCGGATCAGACTGTGGTGTTTAGCTTTCCTATTAAGGCACCCGCCGGAATTACTAGGGCAGATGTCACTCCTATATCTCATTTATCTCTCTGGCTCACATATCAGCGGTTTTGGTGCGAACACAAGCCCTCCGTCACCATCTCCGTTGAAGAAAAAGACTGGCCGAGTGTCGGGGCATGGACATGGGAAAACTTCAGTGAAATCTCAGGCGTCAGCTACCTCCCCTACGATGGCGGAACTTACCGCCAAGCCCCTTACGAAAGCTGTTCCGAAGAAGAGTACAACGAGCTCAAAGCCAAAGTCCCAACAATCAACTGGGAAGCCTTCAAGGAAGACACAGACAATGTTGAAGGAGCCCAAACTTTAGCTTGCAGTTCTGGCTCCTGTGAAATATAATTAATTTTTAATCTTAGTAGTTGTATTAGGGGTTATTATACAAATCACGAATTGTATAATAACCCCAC